GCTGGTTAACAGAGTCTACTGAAGGCAAGCAAAAGAAAACTGTAAGCCTTGATTCTGTTACAGACATGGCTGATCGAATGTTATCTGTATACAAAGCAAAGTATCCAGATCCTCGACAAGCGTATGGTCAGCTATTTGATGACATGAGCACATCAATTAGAAAGTTTCGTGATCTTAAAGGAAGGCACGTATACTTTACCGCTCGTCAAATCAGGATTGAAGTTGATGGAGTTACAAAGTACATACCCGGTATGCCGGGTCAAGCACTTCTTCATTGGTTACCTTTCCAATTTGACATGGTATTTGCACTTAAAATAGGTATGATTGAAGGTATGACGTATCGCTATCTTCAAACATATCCTGATGTTAACTACGACTGTAAATGCAGAGGAGGGAAATTACCACCGAAGTCAAAACCAGATCTTAAGTGGTGTTTCGATCGTATCGCAGGTATTGTTAATGAACCTGTGGTCACACTTACAACTGAGGAAATCATTGAAGGTCAAACATTAACAGAACCTGAAGTCAAAACAGAAGAGGAGACTGAAGACAATGGCGCAACTACCGAAAGCAGCTAACACTGAGGACAACAAAGAGGGATTGGAGAGCTTTTCTGCTCTTGAGCCGGGGTCTGCGCTGGCTCAAATCTTTTCTTCTGAGTACAAAGCGACTAAGAAGAAAACAGGCCACTACCTTGAACTCAAGT